ATAGGCATTGCCTGTCAACATTAAAACACCAGATAGATTGGGAACTGTAATCAAACGATCCGCAGAAAAACCTTCGCTGGTGAAGGTACTTGTAAAACCAATACCATCATCCAGCATTAGGCCAATATTGGCTATCCCAATAGAGGTACCAATCCTAACAGCCCGTGAGCCGTCCCCTAACCCAATGTCATTTAAATATATATCTCCAGTAGTACTCCAAGCTCCAGAGATGGTCTCGTTAGCAGCTACTCGGGCTAGGAGGGTGCCGTCGGTGATGGCTGTCTCGGGGATAGAGGTAAGGCTGGCTCCAGAACCAGAAAAGGTGGTTGCACTAGAAGTACCAGTGACAGCAAGCCCGGTGCTAGTCCATGTCCCAACCGTGCTACCGCCCGGTTGTTCGAAGATGGTGGTGATGTTTGTTGATCCAACCTTTAGGCGGTCGGAGGTGTCCTTCGAGAGGGCGGCGTAGAAACCAGAGCCCGCATTATTGATGAACTGGAATGATCCGTCGCTAGGAACACGTACCACCTGACCAGCAGCAAGGACAACCAAAGAGCCGCCTAGGAAGAATGCCTGCTCCGTTCCGGCACTGCTTTGTATAGAAATCTGGCGCAAACTAGCACTATTAGGCGCTCTAACTGCTAGTGTTTCTGTAGATACTCCATTTCCCAATAAGGTCAGGCGCCCCGTCTGTACAATGGGATCACCACCAGATGAGGTAATACCGAATCTAGTGCCGGTTATGCTATTGTCTACTGTAAGATCGGCCCAGCCCACAGGACCGGTAGTGTTTAACCGAATACCGCGTGTACCACTTGCTGTAGTTACAGTAAGTCCCGTACCGGTAATGGCCATACCACCATCAGAAGCCACTGATGCCAGAATACTATCTGCACTGCTTGTCCAATTCTGTAGATTGGCCGTCTGTCCAGCAAACCCCTTTATCGTAAATGGCACATCTGTTATCAGCGTGGACAGTAATGTCTGCCCTCCGGCCTTGCCGGGTAGGTATAGAAATGGAGACAGGTCCACCACGCCGGGACTGATGCCGGGATCGTTCTCCTTAGTTAGAATAGACCCAAAGATCGTGTCGGTTTCGAAGAAGTTATTGCGCACGATCTGCCACCACGCGCGCTTAACTGGATCGGACTCTAGGGATGGGTCTATACCATGTTGGATTTTAGCCACTGGTGAACTCGTCTGATAGTTCTTCGTACTCGAAGATGTTGAAGTCTAGGGAATAGTGACAACCGGCCGTACTGTTGAGCGTGATGGCATCTGACACGATGCTGTCGCCGAAGTTGACCGCTGTCTTGAGAATGTGTGAATCGCGTGGGTTCGTACTACTACCAGTTGGGTAGGCAAGTAACGCCGTGGTGTGGTTCGAGTCTATGCGTGTGTAATCGGCATCCACAGCCGCTGCGGCCTTATTTGCCCGGTGTCCGCGCAGGGCATGTGTGATTGTTCCCCCGCTCGCGGCGCTGTAGCCCCACTGAGTGTAGTGCGTGAACATCTGGAGCACCTTGATGGCCTTGCCGATGCCCGGTGGGCAGAACTGACGTGTGGTGCCAGCAACCACAACGGTGCTGGTTGGGGTCTGGTTGGCACGGAATACGTTGGTTCCGTCGGTCGTGTAGAACACACGCACGCCCGTACGTAGCACGCCCATTGTGGTTGCCCGGGTCGTGCCCATTGCTCCAGCAGAACACTTCAGCGACCCATCCTGCTTGATGTGTGTTGGGTGGTAGCTAAAGCGCAAGACACCGTTCTTGGTGCTAGTTCCCTTCGGCACATAGAGTAGCAGCAACTCGTGTAGGTCTGGGTTGTTGACCACCTCAGTGATGTTGAGGTAGGTAGGTTCTACTAAGTTGCGGAAGTCAATATCGTTGGTCACGGGCTTCTCGACGTAGGCATCGGTCATATCGAAGCTGTTGCCGGAGAAGGAGGCCAGCATCTGGCGTCCCTCTGGATGCGTGAAGCGGCAGGCAGCTAGTGTGCCCACAATGCCCTTCTCAGATGAGAGCAGTTCTACACACCTTCCTCTATCGTACGAGGCATCGGTCTCGCGGGGGAGGTAGGTCACACGCCACTTGCGTCCATTCATGCCGACCACGAGGGCGTTGCCAACAGCTTTGATGCATGTGATAACGTCCTGCTCTTGTGTGTTGAAATTGATGTAGTACAGGGTCGGGAAGGCATCTATCTTGGTCTGGTACGAATAGCGCAGGAAGTTGCCGACAGTCACGTCGTTCAAGCAGAGTGAGTCTTGGAAGATATCGCCTGTGGTAGCAATGGGTGGCTGTCCCCACCAGCCGCAGGGAGCGCTCTCAAGTCCAGCCGCCGTGATTGTGATAGCAGGGAATGGGGTCACATCGGCGGTCTGGTCGGACTTGCCATAGGTCACAGAGACGGTAACTGTAGTGATCGTAACGACTTGTGTGGCTGCGGCACTGCCGAGGATATGTACCACGAACTTGCCGTTGGCGAAGTCCAGCGGGTCCCATTGTGGTAACTTAGCCGGGTCTGTGTTGCCATTATAGCCATAGAACCATGTGTCTGTAGAGCTGCCCAAAGTATACGCTGTGGGAGTGCTGGTAAGCGGAATGGTTTTCCAATTTGATTCAATCCCACTATAAAGCGAGCGTGTTGAGCGTAGACACATCTGTGCAGTAGCACCATTGGTGCCGCTGCCGGTCACTACTACCTGTATACCCGTAATGGGTGCGGTAACTGTGCCTGTGGGTATGTTGAAGTTAGCCAAGTCGATAGCTACGGGCTCGCTGGCTGGGCCGGTTAGGGTTGCTGTGCTAGTACCAGTCACCACCCACGTCACGCCATTGGTGCTCTTGCCAATAATTCCTGTAGCGGTCCACGCACGCGCGGTATCGCTCGTGGCCCCACCTCCATCCACGAAGGTCATGTTGGTGCCATCGTCATTCATGGTTACTTCATAGACCCTATTGCCACTTGGGAAGATGCTTTCCTTATCGGCCTCTTCCGTGGTGCTAGCCTCCATCTTGGTGCTGCGGTATACACGCCAGTGCGTTGCGCTAATGTTAACACGCGGTGGGCGGGTCACAGTCACCTTGATGCTGGTGGTAGACACATTCACTACGGCTGGCTTGCCTTGGAAGTCCGACTCGATATCGTTAACCTTGTCGTACTCGGTGGTCCAGTAGGCATAGTATCCGATTCCCGAATCCAGTGCCCATGTACCTGAACCAGTTACGAGGGTTGGGGAGGTGACAACGGGGGCCATGCCGTGTGGCCTAGCCGTGCCATCCGCCTTCAACACATAGTTCCGCTCAATGCCGTTTAGTAGAACGTGGTTATTGTTGTATGCCACAGAATCCAGATTCACCCCCGGCGAGATAGATACTGCCGCTGTGGTGGTAATGCCGTTGATGGACACTGGAGAGAAGGTACCGCTTGCATTGGTTGCCACAGCCGTTGAGAATGTAGCGGCCTGCTGAACTAACACTAGGTGGCTGGCATCAAAGGTCAGTGTCTGTCCTGCGCTTAGTGTGGCGGCAGCACTCAAGGTGGCCGTTGTAGTACCAAGCGACGCCACCGTTGTATTGGCTGGGATACCAGTTCCACGTACAGACGCGCCCACAGTGATATTAGCGAAGGTGTCTGAACCAGTGGTGGTGATGCCGGTGTTAGCAGATGTGATCTGGCAAGCTACCTTGCGGTAGTCAAAACCACAGTAGCGTAGCCCGGATACTGTGCCGGATGGTGTGCCGAAGGTGGCATTCGCTGGCGGTGACCACAGCGACTGCGAGAAGGGGCGGTAGACGCCGGGAGCCGCAACCAGTTCACCCTCCGTCAATAGGACCGGAGGGCGAGAGGTTACCAGACCACCATTCATTGGTTCAACGTGGAAGTTGCTCATGGATTACCAGAACAGATAGTTGGGGTCATAGACTGGGTTGACTGGCTGTGCGTGTAGATAACCGGGCGTGAAGCCGCCATCCTCATCTGGCTGGCGTGTGTCTTCTGCAATGAGACGCCCACGCCGGAACTTTGCTTGCGCCGAGTAGTAGTCCAGCTTTGGACTGCCTGAGTCCACGCGCGCGATGTAATCGGCTTTGGCCTGTGCCAGTACGAAGGACATGACGTTCTCGGGCACATCTACTACCTCTGCGTTTGCAGTTTGGTACGCGATAGGCATAAGCGCGTGGTAGTAAAGAGTATATGGGGCGGAGCTAGCTGGATGATCCGATACCTCTATAGTATTGGTGTTACCAGTCTTGTATATATCGTAATACCCAGTCAAACCGATGTTCTGGGTCAGGTCTACCTGTCGTAACCAATCACGCTTGTCCATGTAGTTCAGTGTCTTGTTGCTAACTACAAGAGAGTAAACCTTAGTCCCGCGCGCGGGCATAGTGATGAGTCCGTCTGTGGTAACACTACCAGTTGTGCTATTCCGCATCCAACTCCACTCGCGGGCGACGTTAAGATCGCGCAGGGTGTCCTTAATACATGATAGCGCAACGGCACGCTGGTCTGCGTCACCAGAGTTGCCAAGTACAGCAGCTACCTCATCCATGGCTTCTAGCCACGACATGGTGTTCTGGTTCTGCGCGATTACAAAGGTTGGTCCGGGCATTAGGTCTTATACTCCGGGTGCTGGTTCAGCCATACACGAAACATCTTCTTATCAAAGGTAATTGGGAATCCGTAAGTGGCCTCCCAGTGCTTGAGGATGTGTACGGGAAGGCTAGCAATTCTCTTACCAAGCACGCCATTCTTGGCAAAGCGGCGGCCCATATTCGAAATCTTAGCATTGTCGTAGTCGGTCAAGCGGATTTCGTGGAGTGCCTGAAAGCGGTCTTTCAGGTAAGGGAAGAGACGCGCAGTGTTATCCGCACTCGTCTCTTCCATAAACTCTCGGTCCATTATAGGCATTATTGCTTCGCGCTGTCGATGTAGTTCGGCTGCACGCCTTTGTATGTGTGCTGGGGACCGTGATCGCCAGCATCGTCACAGGTTGGGGGGATCTCAGTGTCGAGGAACTCAGTCATGTCCGGTACACGGCCTACATCATTGGGGCGGACGACTGTTTGGTTAGGCTTTGCCATAGATACCTCAAAGGGGAGGGGGCCGAAACCCCCTCCCTCATTGGTTACGTGGTTACGTTGTTGATAACGAAGCTGCTCTTAGGGTTCAAGAACCGGTAGCCGCACTCACCAACGATGATACCCTTGGTGTTGTGGCCAGTCTTCGCTAGGGGGATGTGCTCAATTGGGCTATAGAAGCCGAACTGAATCATGTCCGTCTGAAGACCCCAGACCTTGCCACCAGAAGCGGTGGCACTGCTCTGCGGAATCTGACGACTCCACACGATGCTCACTTCGCCCGCGTCGCCTTCGTACACGTCAATGTTACGGATAACGCGCTTCTCCTGCGCACTGATGGTCTGCCAGTTCATCGGAGAAAGCAGTGCGGTTGAGGATGGACTGTTACCGTTCGCACGTAGCTGCGCGCTAAGGTCGAACTTCACACCAAGGCTCATCGCCACGATGTTAGGCTGACCACCACCGGCTGCGCCCGTGCTGCCCGCTACCGCAGTTTCCATCGCTGTGTCGATTGCAGCAGGCGAGATGATACCACCCGTTGCACCGATCGTTGACTGGGTTACTACATAGTTCGCGCCAGCAACAGCGGAACTGGTCCAGTCAAACAGCGAGTACATACGGCGTGGGTCTGCGGAAGTACCGGTTACCCAGCTACTGTTTGCGCTGATGTTGTCGAACAGACGACGCTCGATAGCCTTCTTGATAACTCGCGTTACCTTGATGGCTTCCCAGTTGTAAGGATCACGGATGCCCGAAGGACTACCGCGCTTCAGCGTGTCGCTGATAGATACCAGACCGGCGAACATCTGAATGAAGTTCGTCAGACGTGATGGCTGCGCGCCAGTGTAGGGGTATGCAGAGTAGTCCGGGGTGAAACCTTCAGACACACCCTGTACGTTTACACCCGCCACGTCAGCGCTACCCGCAGTGTTGTTCAACACGATTGCAGGCAGGGTGTCAACAGGCCACTGATACACAGGGCTGCTGATCGCCTTACTTCCAAGCATGTCCAACACCGGGGTGTTGTAGGGGTCGATGTTCGTTACTACATCGTACAGTTCTTCACGAAGAACCGTGGTAATGGTAGCTACGGGTACGTAACTACCTGATACTGTTGCTAGAAAACCCATTTAGTGACCTGCTGAGAGGTCTCCAAGTGCATTCGCCAGATATCCTGACCAATCGCCAGTGCGACGCGAGTTCTCATATTCTGCCTTAAGCTGTGCTTCGCTCGCGGCAGCCATGGCCTGTGCGCGTCCACCAACGCCACCACCCGGTAGCATGGCATCCAAGCGTGCTGCTGCTTGTGCCTGCCCAGACATGTCAGCCTGCTGCTGCTGCTCTTGTCCGGTCTGTCCCTGTTGTGCACGCGCGCCCCGCTCAAACATCAAGTAGGCGTAGCGCATGCCAGCAGCGGCGGTGCGAGGGTCGGAAATCATGGTTCTGTACTCTTCGTTTACCTCGGGGTGCGAATTGAGGAACTGAGCGACTTCGGGTTCAAATTGCCCGAATTCGGGGAAGTCAGCGCCGACTGTTTGCCGCGCTGCCATTACCGCCGTCACAGGAGCGAGTTGTTCGGAGACGATCTCAGCAAGGGCTGCCCGCAACGTATTGCGGTCAACATTCAGTGCGTCGGTAATCTCGTCGAACGGACTCTGCCTAGATGCGATTCGATCATTAGGCATCACCCTGTCATTACTTCCACCACCACGAACAAAGCTTTCCAGTAGCTGTGCCTTGCGGACAGCCTCATCGCGCTGGGCGATGATTCGCTGGGTCTCTGCCATCTGGTGGTCGTAACCGCGTGCCAGTTCTTCTACTGTGTTATACTTTCCCGCGAGTCGCTGCGTCTGTCCCGGGTTGGCCGTTACTTGTGCAGACGGGTCAGTTGTCAGGTTGGCTGACTGTACTTGACCTAGGTTGGCTAGGTTATTCACGCCCATGAGTGGGCTCCTTTACTTAGACAGGCGGGTTGGCCGCGCTGTCGTATGGTGAGCCCACTGCGGGCTCGGTTATAGCACCTTGCTGTTGAATTTCCTTATTGCGTTCGTACTCAGCAAGCTGCTGGTTAAAGTTTCCGATGGCATACTTGGCGAAGTCGATGCGGCCCTTTAAGAACGCATTGTACTCAACATGAGTCATACCATCAGGCAGAGTGACCTTAAGCGCTGCGAGCCTATCGAAGCATTCAAGCATCTCGGCCTTGAACGTCGGCACGATCACGCTCTTCCACCCCGTAGTGCTTAGTGTGTTCTTCAGCTCCGCCATTAGCCGTTCAGTGTTATCCACCTTGTCCTCCCATCATCATGTTTACCAATGGTTGTCTTCCACCCGCCATTCCTACCACACTTTCGGGTGATTGTCCAGTACTTTCTGCAACTTGGTTCACACCCGGGACCTGCCCTGTAGCAAAGAAGTCCTTGGTGTTCGGCAGGTCAAACACGGTCATTACGTACCGCAGCCACGCTACCCAGTTCATGGCCTGCCCGGCCACCGGATTCTGCTGTAGGAGCCCGGTCAGGGCCATAATATCGTTCCGCCGAGCCTGCTTCCCGATCATATTGGCTGCCCCGCTCGACACAGCGCGGTAGTCCATATTCAGGTCCTGAAGGCCAACCTGTTGCATGGTAGGAGGTTGCGCCAACCCGGTAATCGGGTCGATCTCAGCATCCTCGCCGATCAGCATAACTTCCTTCGGCATCTTCAGGAACTGGCGGTTGTACTGGTGGAAGGTGTTGGCCAGCGGCTCCAACCACAGGTTTCCAGCCAGCAGCAGTTCCAGCATCTGGCGGGTTAGGACCGCCTGCGTGCGTCCGCCGTACTCCGTGGCAGTTTGCTCGCGGGAGCTAGGTCCGCCCATCATCGTGTCTTCGATCATGCCAGTGGATTGCTGCATCCAGCCCCACAGGCCCTTAATCTCCTGATCTGCTAGTGGCAACCCGCGCATGTCGGGCGACAGCGGCCGGATCACAGAGTCGTCTACCGCACCATCAACTCCAATAACCCTGCCTGCGCGCGTGTAGAGGTTCTGCGTGTCCACGCCTGCCTGTCGGTTGACCAGCCACATCGGGTCGATTACAAGGTCAACGGCGTCAGCCTTCTGGCTTACCCAACGGTTGGCTAGGTACTGGAGACGCTCGGTAATCTCGATCTTGCCCACGCCGTGGATGTAGTGTGGATCAGCCATCGGGCTGTAGGCGATGATGGGGATTTGACCGTGCCAGAACGGGAATGGCTTGTTCCTCAGGACTACCACGTCGTTTCCGGTGGTAATCATGCGGAAGGTGAAGCCGTCCGGTGCGAACTCGTCCGGCACGTACCCGAACATGTCCACACACTCGACCACCTTGTTATACTGCTCCTGCATACGCGCATCATAATCGCTCATGTTACGGTATAGCTGGCGACGGATGCGATATGAGTCGTCTACGAAGCCGGTGGGCGATGAGGTACTCTTCAGGCGGGCTACAGCGGCCTTGTCGTACACGCCTACCTGTGAGAGCAACTCTAGTTCATCCAAGTCCATGAAGTAGCGGACCATGACCCAACGGCAGTCTTCGATGCGCTTGCGGCCGGGCTGTGGCCACACGTCTAGTGGGTCGAGCACATCCCAATTAGGCCCGTCGAAGCGCGTAACCACGCCCGACGCGATCATTTCCTTCTGCCCGGTCTCGTCTAGCTTACGGAACTGCTCCAGACGCCGAACTGTCTTCCACCCATGACGTGCGAAAGCTGTTCCATACATGTCGGCAGTGAGGAAGAAGTCTTGACCCTTGGACACGGTGTTGCAATCGTGAAGCTGGGCATTGACAAGTGAGGATACTTTTCGCGCAAACGAGCCATCAGTGCTGCTCCGTGCCACGAAGTCGATGAACCTATCACCACCGAGTAATGCTTGTACTTTCCGAGCCACGTCTGCCTGAATAATTGAAAACAGCGTGGGTAGTTGAATATTGTTTCTGAATTGTGCATAGTTCCCCCGGAAGAAGCCGCGATAAAGGTCATACCGACGCGCTAGCTGGTGCAAGAACGCCGAATAGTGCTTCAGCGCGTGCGCTTTACGGGTTCGTATTAGAGTCAGTAGCTGTGAGTCTTGCACTTAGCTGCTCCTGCGCATCTGCGCGTGCTTGGTTATAACCCTTGTTCCATCCATACTTGGTTACGCCCTCCTCGGTGGGCTGCTCGCGCCATTTACGCCCAGTCCTTGCGCCATAGCAGCAAGTCAGCGTCCACGGCACAGCAATCACATCGAGATCAATCTGCTCGGGCGTGTCAGTGCGTTCCTCTGTCCCGTCTTCATTCTTCTTCAGGTAGAGTTTGTCCCACAGAAGGGAGAAGTATACCCAATCAGAAGCCTCGCAATGTGGCCAGTCCTGTAACTGCGCAATGTCGCGACGAACCGCCGTTGCACAGCCCGGAAATACGTACGGTAACCCTTGGCTACGATCTACTTGGAATACTGCCTTCGCCACGGCCAACACTGGCGTTGGGTCAATCAACTGGTACATATCCCATGTCACGAACTTGGCATCTGGGCTACCGATGATCGCCCGCGCGAGGGTGAAGAAGAAGTCTCGCTGGACGGACGTGCCTGCATCGCAGAACACCACCCAATCCCCTGTTGCCTTGGCCAGCCCTGCCGCGCGTGGCATATTTCCGTTCCCCACATGCTCCGGTATGTAGTAGTAGCCGATGCGAACGTGAGGTAGGCCCTCTGCGGCCTTCATCACTTCCTGACAAACTGTCGCTGCCTCAGCCTCGTACCCGTCCCCCACTACCATCAGGTCGCGTGGGATGGGCAGGTCGTGGTATGAGTCGCAGGTCTGGCCGATCAGATTTGTCAAAGTCCTGCGCAATCCTTCCGGGTCGCCGAACGTCGGAATGATGACGGAGAAGGAGGGAAGGGTAATCTCCTCCCCCTCCATCGACACTAGCTCGGGGGCGGAGGCCCCTTCTGGCGCGGTTAGATCGCGCTCTTGGGCCACGTTGCCGTCGCTATCCATTTCTTGTCCCCTTCCGGGCCGAGAATCCAGCCCTCTTCAGCGATATGGTTGAAAAGCTTCAGTGTCAGGAATGTGTCATTCAGGTTGTAGTCGAGCAACTTTGCCCACTGGCCGTTGGCCGCGAGGTGGGGGGCGCTGGCACCGTCACCAGACTTGGTGATGCCCAGCGTCCTTGCGCAGATCGCGCCTAGTCCCCACTGTCCATGGCCCTTGATGTTGAAGTTCGTGCGGCACTCAGATAGGATATCCAGTTGTGGGCTCTTGATCTTGATGCCGGACGCGCCCTCGATTGCTGGCTTGTCGAAACCGATGTTGTTAAAGCCGACACACAGACCCGCTGAGTTCAAGTGCTCTACCATCTCTTCCACTGTGTTCTTGTCGTAGAGATGGTACCGTTCCGTCTCACTGTCGTAGATGACCGTGGAGGCAATGCCGCACTTCCCTGCTCGCGCGTAGTCCCAATCGGCCTTACCATTCTTCTCTGGGATTGGGTGTAGGATTTCCATATCGTACACGACTATCTTCACACGAACCTAGGCCCTTCTGTGCGTGTTCCGCACCAAACTGGTTGATATGGTAAATATGGTTCCCAATGGTTTATTAGGTGACCACAACATGGGCAGTATCGCCATTCCCAGCGCGTACAATGCTGTATAGAAGTTGTTGGTGTTGGGTACCCATATTTATATGGATCAATACTTAGTGGCAGATAATCAGCGCTCTGTGCTGAGATATACCCAATACCGCCGCTTACTTGCTCTTTGGCTTGGTCGAGTGCTCCGGCAATTTCTTGCCCTTCGAGGCTTGATCCCATTCCTTTACCTTTTCCTTTCCACCGAGGGCCTTTTCGCCCTCTTTCGTGTGTGCCCACTTGCGTTGTGCATCTGACTTGTATGGCATGTTAACCTCTTTGGCGCACCTCTCTCGCTTACGCGGTAACCCTAGGGACCCCGGGAGGAGGCGGAACGGGCGCGCACTAGTATAAGTGTTCTCCGATTGCTTTCCACTGCGCCATTTCCTCACGTAATGAACGGCGCTCTTTCAACATCTCACCTAGCTCGCGGCGCGGGGATAGTGTCCCATCCTGCAACTGCGCGTCGTATGGCCTCGCTAGGGCCACGTCATCATCGCTGAAGGTCAACCTCATTGGCTTGTACACTTCTGGATGAAACACATCTGCCGCACTGTCCGACCAGTCATCATGCTGGCTTACACCAATCTTCAACATCTGGTCTACGAGCCGATCCACACCGGGGGCTCCAATCACTAGCTTTACGCGCCCATCCACCCAGAAGCTTGCTGCTGCGCGCTGCCGTGATAGCTTACTCTTTCCTGCACGAGAGAGCAACTTGATGTTGGGAGGCGGAAGTCCGGCGCTCGCGCACCAGTTCACAATCGTCAGTTCCCATGTGCCCTGCTTGCCACCGAGTTCGACCTCATCAGTCACGATATAAGGCCAAGCCGCCCGCGAGCGAAGGCTCTTCAGTACATGGGTCAGTCGGTTGTTGAAGTCTTCCGCTCTCCAAGAGTTCGAACTATAGCCCTCAAGGTAATACACAGAACCACTACCATCCCGAGTATGACCCCAGACTGTAATAACGGACTCGTCTCCATGCATCTTCCTCTCGTTGTACTTGAAGGCTGTGTCGAGGTGAACGCTGATACGTAGGTTGCCCGGGAGGTCCTTCTTCTCTACCCACATCTGATCGACCTGACGCCGCGAGAGGTCCATCGTCTTCTCGCTGGTCGGGTCGTTCAGCATCTGTGCATAATATTCGATTGCATTATCGTGTTCATATTCACGAAGTCGAGCATCCGGCCACTGCTCGGGGAAGATTGGGCTTCCGTCCTTGTCTCGGGCGGCGAGGAAGTAGAAGTGCCAGATTCCATCTTCTCTGGCCTCAACCCCATCAATAGGCATTCCAGTAATGGTGCGGGCGCCATGCTTGTGCAGGGCGCGTCCAATCCAATCTCCATCGTGGTATCTAGTTCCAATGAATATCCTCAGCCCGTCGCCTTTGAGAACTGGGATGAGGGCCGTAACGTGACGGTTAACGTAGTCAACCCAGCCGGTGTGCGTTTCCATGCGCGGATAGCTGATCGGGTCGTCGAAGACGATAACGTCTGGGTGCTTTCCTGTAAGGCCAGTAGCTGCGCCCCATACTCCAAAAGAAGGCTCACCAACCGCTGTTCCTTTACGGATTGCGTGCTCGACGCTTTCTGCTGTCCAGTCCCGGTCTTTGTCATACCAACTCCCGTAGAGCCATGTGAACCATTGGTACTCGTCCTGTCCTTTGAGTACCTGCTTAATAGGGTCGAGAAACTCGATAGCCATTTCTTTAGTGATAGAGCCGATGTATTCACTAAGTTCAGGGTCCTGTAGTTGCAGCCACAGTGATCCGGCTTTGGTGATAACGACTGACTTCCCAAACTCGCGGGGGACGACGATGAACAAGTTCTTCTGAGTGTGCTGCCCTGCGCGTCTGGCGATGATCCACTCTTTCACATGGGTCTGGAACCACTCGGTGATGGGGCGGTGGATGCGCTCACACAGCCAGCCGCCTTTCACGTTCCCGGGGTTGGTGACTCCGAAGGCCCGATTTACGAACCACCACAGGTCGTCCATGCATATGTCGGCCCACAGCGCCCGTTCGGCTTCCTTGTCCCACCCCTTATCTACGCCCACGCTCAAACCTTTCCGAAGGCACGTCCGGCATCCATCCACCCATATACTTCTTGGGCAGTGGCTTGCCTATCTCATCTGGGTGTAGCCGCCTGCTGATTGTACGGACGTGCTTGGCGTCACCGAAGACACTGTTGATCCACTGCGCTTCATCTTCGGTCATATATTCGTTATTCAACTTCCACATCGGCTGCGCAACGTGCTCCATCGCGCTTGCTGGGTCAGCCATACCGGTGTGTTGCATAACACGCGCTATGTCTTGGTCAGCATCTCCGGTCAGGTCTAGCATGGTGCCGTCACGCATCTTTGCTGCCTGTGTCCATGTTCCCAGCTTCTGCATCATCAGGTCCTGTGCTGCTGCTGTTGGCACACGCCCAACGAGATGTGTCCCACCCTCTATTGTCTCTTCCCGCACTTTAGCTGCGGCCACAGATGAGGCGCCCTTGGCCAGCGTGGTATCCATTAGTTCCTGAATGGCCTGCTTGGCTGCGCTGAAGATGGCGAGGGCAGTTGGTGGCATTATGGCTCGAAGTGGTAGCTGATGCCAATAAGCACACCGTTGGCAGCCAAACTGTTTCCTGCTGCTGTTATCAATTGTGGGGCCGACGTACTTATACGTGGACCACCCTGTGGCCAATGTATACTAATCGGAGTTGGGGCACCAGTAACACTGTTAGCTAGAATACGCTTGGTCCATACGGCTGTGGCAGCGTTCGCATCAAAAAGCTGCAACTGCATATAAGCAGAGGCATTCGTTGTTGTTGGGGTAAATGATCCCTCTAAGCTATCAAGGACAAGGATGTTCGGTCCTGCTAATCCATCGGCCCCGGGCGGAGCAATTAAACTGGTAGTGGTATTTACAGCACCACCAGCCAGTGCCGTGTACTGTCTATTCAAGAAGGCCATTTCGTGTCTCCACCGTGGATACCTGTGTAGATAATGCCACGGATTAGTGAATTGATGATTGTGTATGGTGAGCGTACTGTGTTCTGCTCTTCCAGTGGCGCCACGTCCCACACGAGCACTGTATGCTTCTTCGTTCGCTTGAGCAGCCAGCCCGCTGTATGGTTCGTCACGCTATTGCAGTCTACCTGCTCCGGGCTTGTGTCGTCGTTGCTGAATGCCGCGTCTTCCCAAATCACGACCACCAGTTCTAGGTCCTTAACTCGCGGGGGCGATTTTAATGTCGCGTGCTTCTTGCTTGCTGCCAAATGCCACCTCCATTGCTTTCTTGCTCGTCTCTGGGCCACATGCACGCATTAGGTCGGACAATCGGGCCACGCGCTGCTCGGGAGTCATTGGGATGGGGGGACCGATGCCGCGATCCTTCGCCCGATCCATGCTGTTGAGAATCTCGATGGCGCGATTCTTGTTCTGGTCGGAGCCGAAATTGATGATATCGGTCAGGCGTTCGCGTCTTTTCGCCTCCGGCATGTCGGTTTGGGCTTCGGTGGCTTCAAGGAGGCGGTCGTAGTCCTTTGCCTCCTTTGGGCTTGCGGGCTTGAATGGGGGCGCTGCGGCTATGAACTCCTCTCCCATTGGCGGAAGGACGCCTCTCTTGCGGAGTCGGTTGATCTGGTCGTAAATCAAACTCACGTCCACACCGAGTGTTTCTGCCACTTCGGGCCATTTTGGGCGTAAAGCCTTGGGAATGCTCAGGTTGGCGACGATGGCCGAATTGACCTTTGTGCGGCTTTTATACGGTTTTCGAGGAGTTATTGGCTTTTCCATGTGCGTAATGTACAACAGGAGGAGTGAAATGTCAAGTGCTAAAATTGCAAAATTATCTGTGGCACCTAGGGTCTCGGTCGGCGAACGCGAAAGGGGGGTCCCCCGGCCTCGCGCGACACGCGCACACGATCATTGGCCGCGCGCCCGCGCACATGCGACTCCATATCCGCGCGCGCACACACGCGATTCCAGTGCCTGCGTAGTGCTCAGCACACGCCCACGCGCGAATCTAACCGCGCACACGCGCGATTTGGAACGCAGGCGCTCGATTCCGCATGCCGCGATGGGGTGCGAGTGCACACCTGTGCAGTGTAGCAGGATCGCCACAGTGTCGCAGGCTCGCACTTTCCCCGTAACCTCAAGTGCCCCAGCAGGTTAGCCTCCCTGCACATCTGTGCACTGTGGCGACTCTGCGACACTTTTCGGTGCGTTGCCGCCGTAAGTCGTTGCGGCACAATGCTGGCCCGGCACTTGCTCTATGTCCCGGCAGTCGCAGCGCCGCTCCCGGATCGGCCGGGACGGAGAGTCCACCAGCACGGAAGGCACGGCAACATGGCACGCGATATCGCGTGCTCCGTCCCAAGCGAATTCATCGTGTCAGCAGCGCGTGAAGCCAATGGCATCAAGCATGCGGCAGACATGAAGCGGAATCCGTGGGCGAACGGTTCCCACGGTGCGCGTCCAGTCCGGTCATTCGTGGACTCCATCGCGTATCGCATCGGCCCGGATGGTAGCAGAATCGCTATCCCCGTCAAGGCCAAGGCACGGAGCACCAGCCGCAAGGCGACCGACTCGAAGGCTAGCATCCCGTTCATCATCGCGGCACCGGCCGCGCAGCATGCTCTCCGGGACTGGAAGGCCGATTCCAAGGCTCGCCTCATCATGGCGATTCGTCAGGGACAGTAACCTCCCCCACGTGGGGAACGGTGCCATGCCCGATGCATGGTAACGTAACAGATACGGGACAGGGGACTATGGCAAACGAAGGCAAGATTCTCGGCGTGGTGTTTGACCCCACGACGCGCAAGGGCACGATCGAGTTTCAAATGCCCGAGCGTGGAACCTACCGCCCGGACGTGGGTGGGGGACTGGACGCATCCGGGAAGGAGGCCAGCAAGCGGGAAACGTTCCTGCACGGATCGGTGACGTTGCCGCCCGGGGTGGTCCTCTCGGATGGGGCCAAGATGGAAGTGAACGTCTACGCTCCCACCCCGTATGGGTTGGGTGTGAAGGCGGCCCGCAGGGGCGGAAGCACCTCGGCCAAGCCGCTGTTCACCATGAAGGCGCCCGAAGCGGCGCAGGGGTAGCACGACACGGGGGACGAAGCTAGTCCCCCCCGTCACAAGGTAGGGGGTGATGCACTAGCGGTGACTGATACTCACCGCGCATCAGGCAGTCAAGCCTTACACGAATAGGACATGCGCTTGCCGCGCACACTTGTTCCCTTACGGGAGCATGATGGGAGATGGTGTCCCGGACCCGGTAGCCCGGTTGGCAGGCAAGAGCATGGCGATGTAGCGGTGAGGGGACCGACAGACAAACCCTCAGATACCGGCGCAGGTGGCAATATGGTCCGGCAAGCGTGCTAGGGTGCTGGCCTAGGTGTGCATTAGACCTAGACCGCGCGGAGAGAACAATCTACTCCGTGTGAAATCCCCGTATCGGGCAACCGACATGCGATATGTCCGCGAGAGCGTATAATGCGGGGTTGAAGTTTGGCTCGGGGCGGCAAGCACATAGTGTACGGTGAGCGGAAACCCTATAGGCAAGCGATATGTCCGCGTGGGAGTGAACACTGGTGGGCGCATTTAACGGAGCGATTGGCTAATGGATGCGTTCTTGTGCCCACAAGGGGATAGCACGCCAAGCCTGCGGAGCGCATGCCCGTGGAAGTTATTGGGGGCGAGGTGACACAGACGCACGCGCAGGGGATCGCCGCGATGGAATCCTGCCGGACTCATGCACCACGTTGTGAGTCTGGGGGACGCGATCCCGCTACCTGCTACAACGGGACCAAGGCAATACCCGTACACTTTCGTGTCAATGAGGGAGAGGGAATAGAGTAGAAGCCGACAAGGGTGGGCGTGTAGCATATACTGGAAGCGACCCATACCACAAATAGGCACCTAGTTTCCAGCTAGGCAAGCGTATCTACCATTTAGGTAGCGTCGCGTTCCTATCTCCCGGCCTTTAGTGGCCCATGCAATAGCGTGGATAGTTCTAGGGCATACATATCATGCGTCATTCCGGTACCAACAGAAGGTATGCAGTCTGCACGATGTAGAGCCCTTTGAGGCGGACGGTAATACGTCGATAAAAGGTATGCACTGCATGTAACAGGCGCCCTACACGAAGGGAGCAGCCACTAATTCTTACATGGGTTGGAGAGACCCCACCTTCACAGACCTCTGGTGCACAAGAACTGTGCGGGTGTATTATATAGATTGTGTTTACCAACACAAATTCTCCTAACAGCCCCAATTGGTGATTGTGGCGACCCATGTATATTGCGGTCCAGCGAAGAGCGCGCCATTTGATACGCGCTTACCACGCAGGATAAGGGATCATACATCCCAAAGACGCCACGCGCGCCGCTCCAACAGGCTTACATTCTGACGAGTCCGTGAAACCCGGACGAAACACACAGGAGGAACCCATGTGGTTCGCATTTGCAATCGCCCTACTCATCTTCGGCATGGCCTGCATCGACGCGGCCATGAGACGCAAGTGGTAGTCCGTCCAACCTGCCATTGGGATGGTAGGCGCATGAAGCCCACCTTCATCTTCACCACCTACAAGCGTTACCTACATAACGCGCCACGCTTGACCAAGATTCCCGTGTGGAAGTGCCCCCACTGTGGGCACACCATCACGCGCTAGAACAGGCCACAATGGAAGGGAGGTGAGAACACATGAATGCCCTGAAGAACAAAAGCAATGAGGAATTGCTGCACATCAAGGAAACCCACGAGAAGTACGCTCGCATGATGGACGACGAACTCAAGCGCAGGGCCGAGGTCAGCGAACGGGAAGCCTTCGGCGGTTGGTTCGCCGTTCCAATTGAAACAATCCCCTCTCTCTCCCTGCTCCACGACAGCCAGCAACCTCTTATCAAGCGCCACATCGCTGCCTTACTCCGCAGTGGTGTTGCGTCGCGCCTGAAGGACGGCACCAAGCTCAACGAATTCACCGCATGCGTGAACACCGAAGATGGCGGGATCGCTCGCGCCGTGCGCGGCAAGGCCATCATCTACATCTACTAACACCTTCCCCAACGTATGCGTCCGGCAACAATACCGGAAGCTGGTGGTCGCTCCACCCGCTAATGCAATGGGGAATACCGGGGGCAAGTCTTCATTGCCCTCACCAAGCCATGCCCGTCCGGTCACAAGGGACTATAAGCCATGGCGCTTCAGTGCGTGTCCCGCTATAAAAACATCGGAGCCCAAGCGGGCGTAGTCGTTCCGAGCGCACCACCATTTCGAGGCATGATGCCTCACGCTTGAGAGAGCGTTTCTCTCACCCAATCTCCCGAAAGGAGATGCATCACATGAGTTTCACCATCGCACGTCTCGTCAAGACGCTCGCCGGTGTCTTCGCCGTCGGTTGTGAGGACGGCAACGGTCCCGTGGGCGAAGGGGAGGATAACCGCGTCTCCCTCATCCCCGTCTCCGAGCACGCCGAGGCGTACCCCGATGCCGACACTCTGGCGTCCGGCTGGTACCTCGTTCGCGTGAACCGGCTGCTCGCACAGGGCACGATCGACAACACGGGAGCCGCTGCTGGCCTCCGTTCCGTGATCGCGCACCCCAACAGCGAGTACCTCGGGGCCACCATCTCCGCTTCCACCTTCACCAAGTTCGGCCGTGATGGCCGATGGGTGAACGTGCTCGATACCAGCGGAGACGCCTACATGGGCTCCAAGATCGGTGCGAGTCCGGGCGGCTGGACCATCGTCTACTTCGACGGGAACTGACCGCTAGTACCACAGTGGGGGGCCAGTGCCCTGTGTGCTTGGCCCCCACCCTAAACCTGCAAGGAGGTGAGAACAATACCATCCCTATCAAATCTGTGTCGAGAACGCAACAGTGACAGCATCCCGCCGCTACCATCCGCTGTTGCATGGTCAGCCACATTAGCTATGGGGGAGAACACCTTCGCCTCCGAATACTGGCGTGGCTATATGTACGAATACGTCTGCTACTGCTGCCGACGCCGGGCCACTGTCGACAATCCAGTATACTGCGCGGCGCCGGGCGCCTACGTAACAGGCGGCTGGATTTGTTCCACATGCTTCAACGATCCACCGGCCTGCCTCTTGTGTGGGTTGCATTACTACAACTACACCGTGGCCAACGATGCGCCCTACAACCGTACATGCTACAACTGCTACGTCTCCACACGCCATAATTGTATCTGTGGCTCTGGCGACTACGCTGTTGGTACCATCGGCTGTCGGGTCTGCTATGCCCCGAGCGGGGAGCGTGTATGTTGCATCAACTGTGGGGTACCAACACGAAGCCTCACACAATGTCCCCGTTGCATGCATTATCAGGACCAGCCCATCACCTTCGAGCGCATCAAGATCCCTCGCTCGGCGGGGCTGGAGTTGGAATGTTGCGTCCCCGGAGCAGTTCAGCAAACTCTGTCCGCTCTCCTATCCGGTTACGGCTCCGTAACACGCGATGGAAGCGTACATCCGTGGCGCGTTAGTTCCAGCACGGGAGCAAGGGAGGCGTATCCACATACGCAGCCCCACAACCCTCCCTCATTAGCCGGCTACCTAGCAGCGGAAGTCCAGCTATATCCAGCGCGGGGCGACAAGCTACACAATGCCCTCACCCACACATGCAACCTACTGGTAGAGGCCGGTAGCTTTACCAATGAAACGTGTGGAACACATACCCACATCTACGTTGGCGATCTATCTGCCAAAGAACGCATCAATCTACACCAGTGGTGGCGCGTACATGAGTACATGATGTTCCACCTTCTACCCGCATGGAGGAAAGAGGGAGCGGCGCAATACGCGCATCCTGTTGCATCCCTCACCGAAGCAGAATGGGAGCGAACACGGTACGCCGCACTCAACCGCACCGCTTTCTCCGAACATGGCACCTACGAGTTCCGTCTACATCACGGTTCCCTCGATGGTGCTGGCTTGTCCAACTGGGCGAACCTCCTACTCCACTTTGTGGAAGCCTACAGGGCCCTCGATCTCACTGAAGATCAAGCACGTCGAATGGCACAAGGAGCCAAGCGCCCACTACTGGCCCGGTTCTGCAAAGACACAAACCTGCCCCTCTACCTGCGCAAGTTCGTGTTCAAGCGTTCGGCAGAGTACTGGACCAAGCGATGCGGCCTCTTCACCAAACGAGAGGGAATTGCGGAAATCCCGCCCCCTCTCGCCGCTGTCCCAGCCCCACCGCCCTTGGCTGCCCTACCCAGTGTGCCTCAGCCTACCTTCTCAACAGCTGCGACGTTGGACAGCGTGTTCGCTGCCCATATCACTAACATCGATACCTTCATCAGTAACTACGGCACCCTGCGTCCCCGCCGTTCCCGCCCCATCCGTCTGAGAGGAGATACCCGTGTGTAGCATTGGCGGCTGGCTTTCAGCCGCACCCCTGCCACAACAGGAAGCCGAGGACCTCACCCGTGCCTTGGTCTACTACGGCACCAACCGTGGATCGCAGTCCGCAGGTGCTTGGAGCAACGGACGCACCGTGAAGCGCGCGCTCCTGCCCGAAAAATTTATCAACATCCGGGCATTCCGCGAACTCATGTCGCATCCAACCTCCATGGTCCTGACCCACACCCGCCAACCAACCTGTGGCGGAGTGGGCGACCAGCAAGCCCAGCCCTTCACCCACGGCGACACAACCACCGTCCACAACGGACACGTCTCCAACATCGAGCAGATGATTGAGAAGCACGGCTTGGAGAAAGCCTCCGGTGTGGACAGCGAACTCTTCACCAGCTTCATCGAGAAGCACGGCATCCTCAACTCGCCCGCCTTCTTTGCCGAGATGACCGGCTCTGCCGCCGTCGCCGCTGTGCACAAGGGTGAACTCTACCTCGTCCGCACCAGCAACCCGGTGGAATACATCAACATCACCACAGCCAACGGCACGAAGCTACTCGCCTTTGCCAGCACCGAAGGCCAGCTCATCAACTCACTTCGCCACATCTACCTACTCCCCATGTTCCTCCGCACCATCACCCTGCCCGTGGACTCACTCGTAAAGTGCAGCCCAACCGGAGTGGAACAGGTAGCCGACATTCCCAGCCGCTACAAGTACTATGGCGGCACGGGCTCTAGCTCGGGGGGGTATTCGACCGTCCTGCCCGCCTCCCGTAACTGGGGTGGGCGCCAGTCGTCCCGCTGGGACCCGGCGAAGAAATGTCTGGTAGATGTTAAGACGTGCGAGCCCATCGGTGGTGACATTCAGGACCGTCTGTGGGGCAGCGACTAGGGCCTCCCCGGATTAGTAGGTTCTGGCGACAAGAGAACACATGGCGGGGGGCCCGTGAATCCCCCCGCTTGTGTGTGTGTATATAAGACCCTTAGGGGGATAGTGGAGATCAGAAACCCACTACTCACTAAGGCACCCGCAGAAAAGTGAGGTGGTTTAGTGGTGGACAAGGACACTGAACAATATCTTAACATGCTTCGGTTCCGTCGCCGCCGTATTCGCCGCTTGGTTTCTAAACTATGGCGAAAAAAACACCACGCCACCGTAGTTGCCAAGCTCAACGATATCGACAACGAACTTTGGATTCAGTCCATAGCCCTGTGCGATACCCCGCACAAGCACCAGCGGGTGGTCTACACCGCCCCCCGAGCTAAGGACTAGACACATTGTGGGCTGTTGGGAGCACACCGCGAACAACCGAACCGTCGGGTGTAGATCCAGTGGACCCGTAAACCCCCATGGGTTGGGGAAGCTGCCTGCCAGCACCGCGCCGAAAGGCCACAGAAGGGCTGGGGTGCATTGCTCTCTAATAGGCCAATGGGTGGCCCGCAGCCCACAGAAATTGGAGGTAACCCCATGGCAATACTGTATTTCGGATCACTCATCTTCGCCCTCATCGCTTTTGGTGTGCTCTGTCTCACCATGGCATACCAGATCGGCCGCTACAAGTAGGCTAGAAACCACTTGACTTCGGTCCCCAGATGTGGTACCAATCTTGCTCGCCCAAATGGGGCGCAACCACATTCCTAGGGAGACCTGTCAAGACATGGTGAAGAAAATCCTAGCTTTCTTGCTCGCGGGGACGCTCGCAGCAGCAACAGCACAGGCCGGACAGAAGTATGTCGGCCACGGTTTCACAAGCGACAATAACCTCGGCACCTCAGCCGTAGCTAGCTGGAGCAGCATCCAGCACGCATTGGGCGAGGCATCTGCCGACGATACAGTATGGGTCTATCCGGGCCAATACTCGGCGGAAGATTTAACAACTACCAACCAACCGGTTTCTATCTTTGGTACCACAGACGGATTAACTGTGGCAGATGCGGCGACTGGGGGTGTGGTAATCAATTCGTCCGTCAACATCACCTCGCCATACACTAAGTTCGCCGGGTTTCTTGTTACGGGGGACATGAGTACGGCTGAGGCGGCTGACTTCTCTTTTATCCACGATAACATCGTGCGGGGAAGTCTTTATGTTGACGGTACTGACTACACTACATTCCTACGTAATACATATCAAGGGCCGTTCTGGCATGTAGGTAGAGAAAAGGCTGTAGATCGTGATACCTTCTCGACGAATACGTTCACCAATCTAGGTGGTACTACTGACGGCGTGAACTATCCGACTTACTTCGGTCTGAGTCAGACCGTGGGTGACGATTCTATGGCTATCATCTTCAACGATATCACCTGTAATGTTCAGTCACACTGTCCGCCTTGCCAAGAATACTGGCCCATCTACTTCAAGCACACAACAAACCTGTCCCTACGTGGTAACCACTGGCACGGAACCGTTGTGGCTGGTATGGACTGGGCATTCCGTACTCGTGACAAGTGCTATAACTGGACAGTAGACTGCGATACCTTTACCATCACAGGTAATGGGGCAACAACCTTCTGGCTATCTAGCCACGGCAATGACGGGGATGAACCTATCCATAACTTATGGATCGACTCAACCTTGGTTAATGGCATCGCATGCACAGGTGGTGGGCAGGCACAGTTCGCCTTCTCTGGCGACCACAACAAGCTGACCTACTCAACCTTCGCTATGCCGCAGACTGCTATGCGCATCCCCTCCGGCGAGCGAGACACAATCGATCACTGCACACTCGTTGCCACCGGAACGACAGCATATAGTGATACCACTGTTGCAGGACGCCACTATGATTGCTTTGATGACTTAAACGGCATCTTGCATGGTACTAGGCCGGGTGGTCAAGGTGTAATCAAGGTAGGTGATGATGCGGGTACGGCACTTTGTCTCCACGATACATCATTAGTGCTAACCAACAACATTATCGCCTTACTTGGTCCTCAGCTTATCCATCAGCCCATTACTGGATATGGTACAAGTGATGGATGTAAGCCCGAACGAATTGGTATCTACTATGAATATGCACGTCTAGATTCTGGACATGTGGGTCGCTACCAAAAGAATGTATATGCGCACCACAACCTGTATTCATATTATGGATATGCACAAAATCCGGGCGACCGTAGTATCTATATTCATGGATACGGAGATAACAACCTAACTAATGGCGCCCCCGGTGACAACACGCCGACTGAGAATGCATTTGGCCTAGATAGTGTAGGAACCTACGGTTCTCCGCAGTTCAAGGATAGCTCGTGGACCTCATTTGACGCACACCTGCGTGTGGGCTCTGCCGCCATTGGGCATAGTTCTACGGGTGGAGACATTGGCGCCGTAGCCAGTGTTAACTATCCAATCGCGCAGGTTAGTCCACAGATTGCCTACTTCGTACCGGGGGATACATCGTCTGTCTCCTTCTACATCACCAATATCGGTGGCGACTCGTTGGGCTTGGCTAGTTGTGGATATACGCAAATAAACCAGCCTATTCTCTATGATGCAGATGACTTTACCCATTATGGATTTGGGTTGGGTGGGTCATATACTCCCGACGGCGATGAGACATGTTTCAAGATAGGTCCGGGAGGTACAGTGCGTCAAACCATTCACTGCCCTAGAAGTTTCGGGGACCAGACAAGTGAAATGCGCTTCTATATCCCAACGAATGATCCGAATGTTTCAGTTCAAACGCTTACATTATCAGGAAACAGTGCACCTATAACAGCACGCTTTCTTGTGTTGAAAGTGCATGAAAGTGGTAAACCATAAGTAAACCATGGCTCGGGGGCCTAACCGCCCCCGAGCTAAGGAGGAGAGTACATTGAACAGAGACGCAAGGGACGTAATTGATAAGGCGCTAGGATGGGGAGATCCCCGGACTGTGACAAAAATTTACGACGCCCTCGCGCGCGCTGGCTGCCTGATCGGCCCCGAGGCCCAGGAGGTGATCGCAGCGGCGAAACTGTACGAACGCGGGGAGGCGAGCGACCTCCTTCGGGCCGTCCGCGCCTACCGCGCCGCGACCGAGCCTCCGAAGTACGTGGCCGAGCACCGGCCAGACTGCGGGCTCAGCATCGCGAAGTTGAATGAGAAGATCTCGACCCACTTCTACGGCCCCGACTGCCGCGCCGACTGCGAAGCGTGGGTGGCGATGAAGAACGGGGGGCGAGCGTGAGACGGCGCCTGTGGTTCCTAGCACTACTGTTGCTCGCATCTTGTGCACCCAACCGAGCCGAAGAAAACGCACGCCCCGCACGTACGGCAGTTGTCCAAAGCGCCCATTGCGCATGGCATGGTGCGTGGGCAGGCTGGACCACCCTTGTCGTAACCGACCGGGGCGACATTGAATACTACGGCTGCAAGACGTTCCTTCGCGGAGACACCATTCGAGTCGAACAGGTGCAACCGTGATAACGCGAGAGGAGTTGGCGCGGGAACTGCGCGCCGCGTTCTGGGTAACTCCTCTCACTCATCTTGGCGAGGCGGGGAACCTAGACTGGCTCCGCGTGGCCGACCGCGCGCTGGAGTTGCTGGCGGTGGCGCAACGCGACCGGGACGTTTCCATCGTGGAGTACACGGTCAACAACGAGCACGACAGGAAGGTAGCGATTGCCCGCATCCGAGAGGGGCACGATCAACACCTGAATGAGACGCCGCCGAAGGGAGAGAAGCCGTGAGCGTGGGACCGAAGGACGAGCGGGCGGCCGAGAAACTGGTGCTGGCACTCACCATTGATATGGACCTCGCGAACTTGCTGGATCGCGCTAAGAAAGCCATCGCCACCGCCCGCGCGGAGGGAGCAGCCGAGCAGCGGGAGAGGGATGCGGCGACGTGCGAACCTCTCATCGGCGAGTCTGATGGCTCTGCCTACGAAGATGGCGTGGTGGCAGGTAAGGCGTGGTGCGTCGGAGCAATTCGGAGGCAGCCGTGACCGACAAGGTGGAACCGCTGACGGAGCGTGCTGAAGCGCAGTGGCGTGAAGGCGTAGACAAGCGATGGCGTGCGGATGGGGAATATTCGTGGGAGGATGGCGAACGTACCGAAACTATGCGACGCCTGTTCGCCACGCTGGACGCCGAGCGCGCGAAGCTGGCCGAGTACCGGCGCGCTTTCGATGAGGCAGGCGTGGTGAACTGGATGTGGAAGGGGGAGCACGAGGACAACCCCAAGGCCGCGCTCAACGATTTGTTGGTTCATGCGCTTGATCTAGAGCGCGACGAGTTGCGGAAGGAGCTGGCCGAGTTGCGCGACCTCGCCGAGCGGCTTGGTGCAGCGTTGGTGGCGGCCAATAAAATCAACATAGGGTATCGCCTCCACAAAACTCCAAGCGAGGCAACATTCAAGGCTGCATCCGATATCCCTGGCGCCGTGAAAGCGTTCGCCGAGTGGGGCGCGCGGGGCAAGCCATGACCCTGCTCGCGCGGATCGAGGAGGCGTTGGCGCTGTGCGAGAAGCAGCGTCCGGGCACGCACGGCGGCAGGACTTGCGAAGGTGCGAACATGAACGAACGCGCCACGCTGCGGGCGCTCAAGGTCGCGGTCGAGGGGCTGACGGCCATCGCTGACAGCGCCCCCAAGAGCACCTCGCTGGTCGTTCTGCATACGCCAGCGACCAACACGCTATACGCCATCGAGCGCGAACTGACGGGAGGTGGAGAGTGAAGCGCGCGTTAGTCTACCTCTACTGCGTTTGGCTACTGGCGTACATTACCGCCCTTGCCCTTCTCGATACACTCCTCCTCCGCGAGACAACCGCCGAACGTAAAGCCCGCATGGCCAAGTACCCCGATCCATATGGTAATAGGGCGCGTGATAACCTAGGCCAGATTGAGACACACATCAAGTTTCCGGGTTAACAAAATCTTGACGAATCTCTGCCGGTGGCCCATCATCTGAAGTTGCGTCCCCGCTAATAGGACAAGGGTGAGGTTCCGAACCTCGCCGACGCCGGTTCGAGTCCGGCCGGGGGCACCAATATTGTTGACCTGTGGTGTAATTGGTAAGACACTTGCCTGTTAAGCTTGGAGATGTGGGTTCGAATCCCACTGGGTCAGCCACTTGTATGTGCGTGGTGTAGCGGTTCTGCGCGTCCGCCTGATACGCGGAAGGTTACGGTTCGACTCCGTACTCACATACCATATTTATCGGGAGCTGCAAACTCTCGGTTCGCAGGTGTCGCGCCCGAACGCCTTAAGGGGTCACCTATCGGGCACCATCTTTGTAGGGGTTTAGGATAGCGGTCAATCCGCCTGCCTTGGGAGCAGGAGGTCGTGAGTTCGACTCTCACAATCCCTACCATCTTGTAGTCGGTTAGCACAGTGGCAATGCACTTGCCTTACAAGCAAGCTAGCGGGGTTCGATTCCCCGACTGACTACCATCTTGCAGCACAAGTGTGACAGAGTGTGAAGACTCGAACAGGGAGCCTGTGAAGCTCTCATAGCCGGTGGGAGTCCGGCCTGTCACCCCATTTTGGAGAGTTGGCAGAGCGGTAATGCGCCCGGTTTGAACCCGGGTGAGGCTACGGCTACGTGGGTTCGAATCCTACACTCTCCTCCATCTGTCTCGCTCGCCCACCGGTAGAGGGCAGCGATCTTATACATCGCCAAGAGCGGGTTCGACTCCCGGCGAGACTACCATCATGTGTCTTGAGCTAGTGCGGTCATAGCACCGGATTGAAACCCCGGTTAACATGGTTCGACTCCATGAGGACACACCATAAGAAAGCTGGCGAAGGCGTCCGACCCCTTAAGTGGGGCTCCAGTGAAAAAACCATCGGACTGATTCTTGGGCTTGTGTTGCGGGCAACATGCTTCCCTTGCAAGGAAGCCTCGCGGGTTCAACTCCCGACTGGTCCACCAATTGCAGTGAGTGCTGGGCACAGGCGAGCCTCCAAAACTTGCCATCGTGGGTTCGACTCCTACACGCTGCGCCATATGGAGGATGCATGAAACTGAGTTTTACCGATATGATCTTCTACGGTATCTATCCAGAGTTTATGCAGTTCGATCCACGTTTTCGCCCTGAAGCACAAATGGACGTGCAATGCGCTACGAACGCACAGGTTGCGGGTTCGACTCCCGCGAGGGCGACCATCTCTGTGAGGATTACATGGCCGATCTTATCCCAGTCAGGCGTGATGATCTACACAAGGCACTAATCGGCAATGCATCTGCGTATGGAGCACATCAAATGAAAGACGGAAAGTATGTTCTGGACTGGTTTGGTAGACTAGCAGACGCATTTGAGAATCAGCCAGCATCGGAGCAACCAGTAGTGGAGGAGTAAAAGGACGTATGCGCAAACTGTTAGAGTACACCGTGACGTTCATGGACAATACCTGTGAGGTTTTCGCAGCAGATACAATGTTGGAGGTCGTACAGGCGCTCGAAAAGAAACGCCTACGCTCCATCAAAGCAACAGGTTCAGTAACACTTCTCACTCGTTAGTGCAGTGCCTAACACGCTGGCCCCTCAAGCCAGAGACGCGGGTTGGAGTCCCGCACGAGTGACCATCTTGTTTCGGGATCGTCTAACGATAGGACGGGTGGCTTTGAACCACCAAGATGCAGGTTTGAATCCTGCTCCCGAATCCAATAGTACAATGGAAGCGTGTCCGAGCGGTAAGGAGTAGGTTTGCTAAACCTAAGCCGTGCATGTCACGCCGAGGTTCGATCCCTCGCGCTTCCGCCATTTGTTGCTCGATAGGCTAACTGGTAGGCCAGATGCCTCTGAAGCATTGGGTGCAGGTTCGAATCCTGCTTGAGCAACCAAACTGTACAGGTCCGTGGGTTCGCCACGCGCGTTTGCAAGCGAACATCTGGCCCGGTATGCCGTGGAGTGGCTCCTGCCGGGGAATAACTGGCCACCTAGAACGCGCATTTCTCCCCGCACGACGGACGTTACGCTTGGTCCTAACGAGCGGTTTGTGGGTTCGAGTCCCACCGGGGAGCCCATAGTAGGAGGAGCAATGTGCAATTGTCCAATGTGCACCACAGACTGCACCGTGTGTGGCATGTTGTACAAGTACTGCAAGTGCCCGGACCATAATAGATCGCCCGCGAGCGATGCTCAGTTGATCGCATGGCAAGCAGTACCAGCAGAGTATCCAACATCTTATGCCTCTGTAGCTCAAGGGAGAGAACCCGCCTTTTAAGCGGAGTGACGTGGGTTGAAACCCCACTGGAGGCACCATGTACCCCCGTCCACAAAGGACGTGGCACCGGTCTTCTAAGCCGGATAGTGCGAGTTCGATTCTCGCCGGGGGTTCCAAGCGGGGGAGAGATTCGGTTCTAATCCGAGGCACGCATCCAATGGCGTGCTTAGCTCAACACAGTAGAGCGCTCCCCAATGTCTTATACGCGCCTAGTTCAATTGGCAGAATGGCGGTCTCTTAAACCGTCCGATCCGGGATCGTGGCCCGGGGTGCGTACCAATTAGGAGGAGAAGTGAAGGCATTAGTTACTGGTGGGCTCGGCTTCATTGGCTCGCGGCTGGCGAAGGCTCTTGTCCGTCGCGGCGATGAGGTTCGTGTACTGGACAACTGCTTCACTGGAAAGCTATCTAACATCTACGTAGCAGGGGATAAGGATGCGACGGGGAATAGCGTTAGACTCTTCCGCGGCTCGGTGGAACATGTTCGGCGCGATCATGGGGATTTGCTTGATTGGGCTGATGTGGTCTATCATCTTGCTTGCCGGAACTTGCTGGTTTCTGCAAGTTCACCTGATGCCGACTTCGAAACAAACGTGCGTGGAGCCTACGAGTTGGCGCAGGGCTGCCGCGAGCGAGGTACCAAACTCGTATTTGCCTCTAGTGCGTCCGTCTACGGCAACGCCCTCAACATCCCAACGCCCGAAGACGACCCATTGAAGCCAGAGAGCCCATACGCGGGCAGCAAGGCGGCGGCAGAACAGATTTTGCTCGCGGCGGGACGCAAGTGGATGTTCCCGGTGACGTGCCTGCGCTACTCCAACGTGTACGGCCCGGGCCAGCGACCCGACAACCCATATGCAGGAGTCGTAGCCAAGGCATTCGCGGCGGCGCTGCTCGACCAGAAGTTTGAGTTGTACGGCGCTAAGGACACAAGGGACTACACCTATGTATCCGATGTGGTGGATGCGACAATCTGCGCAGCAACGCATACGGAAGCAGATGGCAAGGTTTACAATGTTGGAACAGGCATCGAGACCACTGGCACAGCGCTCTGTGTTAAGGTGGGACATGTGGCGGGCAAGCTATCGTTCTGGCCAACCCCTCCCCGCGAGATAGATGGAATCTCCCGGCGCTGTCTCAACATCTCAAAGATACGCGAAGACCTCGGCTGGCGCCCACACGTTGGGCTTGACGAGGGACTAGAGCGAACACATTACTGGTTGACAATGAATACCGATTTGTGGGATAGGCCCTAATGGCAGGGCAGGAGTCTGTAAAACTCCCGTCTTCGGATACAGTAGGTTCGATCCCTACATCCCACACCAATTTGTTGCCGGTGCGTAGGTGCGCAACAGTGGCTCATAACCACAGTCCAACGGGTCCGAGTCCCGTACCGGCTACCAACTTGATGCCTTGGCCGAGTGACTAGGCGGCGGCTTGCAAACCCGCCCACCCGCGTTTGATTCGCGGAGGCATCTCCATCTTGCCCTCGTAGCTCCAACCGGCAGAGGCAGGGAGCTTAAACCTCCCACAGTGAAGGTTCGAATCCTTCCGGGGGCACCAACATCGAAAGGCGCATATGTGGCAAGAGGATGTGGACGAGGCTGCGCTTCAAGAACTGGCAGAACTAGTGATGGAGGCAGCCACAAATGGACTTACAGATAACCCGTATGGAACATCTTGCAGGGTAGGTGATTGGCGCAAGATAGTTTCTTGGTGCCGCAGACACAACCTTGACATTGGAGAATAGGCGAAATCGTGGGACGCAGGCTTCGCTGTAAAAGTTGCAACGACGTTATTGAGTCGAAGTACACACACGATTTCGTAAGTTGTAAGTGCGGTATGATCTTCGTAGATGGCGGGAACGAGTACACCCGCTATGGATACCTCAAGGAACATACCGAGGAACAGATAGAATTTGTGGACGAGTGACGGAAACTGGAAAACCTAGCGAGTTCAAACCTCGCTGCTTGTGGGTTCGACTCCCACCTTGTCTACCATCTTGTGGGTCTGTGGTGTAACTGGCAGCCACGTTGGTCTTAGAAACCAATGCCTCACGGCGTGTGGGTTCGACTCCCTCCAGACCTACCATCTTTGTTGCAGTGAATGCAAAGGGTCACGCAACCAACCTTTCAAGTTGGTCCTAGTGGGTTCAAGTCCCATCACTGCACCCATCATGCTACCGAAGCACATACGGATGTGTACGATCCCGGTAAGATCGTGGTAGTGGGTTCGAATCCCACGGGTAGCTCCATTTGCCGTGTAAGCACCTATGGTGGTGCGCTCGCCCTGTAAGCGAGAGGGGGTGGGTTCGAATCCCACATGCGGCTCCATAATTGCTCCCACATGAATCAGCTATCCATGCCCTTGTGTGGGTTATATTGGCAGGTGAGTCTAGACGGGAGGGACGCTAATCGCTCCTTGGTAGCCACCGTAGCGGGTGCTATCGACCTGCCATATTTCTGTAGCGCTGGAGTTCGAATAGGCGAACACGGCCCTGTCAAGGCCAAGGTTGCGGGTGCAAGTCCCGTGAGCGCTGCCATTTTAGAGGGGCCTCTGTTGTTGGGGTCAATGCCCGGTCCTAGGGACTGGACACGGACAACCGGGCTTTAGTGGTGCATCTACCAGCGTTCCCACTGATCCGGCACAAGCCCCCACATTTGCTATGCTAGCTCGAAGGTCGAGCACGGAGCCCGTAACTCCGGGGACAGAGTTCGATTCTCTGGCGTAGCTCCATCTTGGAGGAGATGATGAAACTAGATAATGTTCTGCTTACCATCGGTGTATTGGGTATACTTTGTACCATAGTTAGTATTACGCTTGCCTTTGTCGTAGATGAGTGGCGGAGAGGCAATAAACTAAGCGCCTTGCTTGGTGCATGGTTACTCACTCTTTTGCTTATACTACTCACGGCAGGATACATACATTATAAGTAATGCGGGCATGGTATATAGGCTGTGCCTCAGCCTTCCAAGCTGAAGAAGCGAGTTCGAGTCTCGCTACCCGCTCCATTTGCGGACATGGTGTAGTGGTAGCACCGTACGTTGCCAACGTCCTAGCGTGGGTTCGAATCCCACTGCCCGCTCCATTTGAAAGGACACATGCCAGAGAATCTAGAGTGGTTCGACCTTAAACCGACCGACGACGTTCTCTGTCCAGAGTGTAGTACCTACACAGTTGCGTCAAAATGGGAAGACTGTGAGCCAAGCTGCGAAGACTGCGGCAGCCATATGGGCCTTAAGTGCCCAGAGTGCGGCGAAGAGTATGACCACGTTTGGCCACGTATATGTGCAGTGGATGGAGACGATGTACGATAAGAAGATAACTGACAAAGCCCTCGCAGACATGGTGCTCAAGCCCTTATCGGGGCTAACCCTGAGCCACTCTCTGCGGGGGCTTATTCGTCGGTTAGCGGTCGAACTCCGCCGCGAGCGAAAAGAGAATGCCTCTTTGCGCCAGACTATCATCAACGCACATATGGCAGGAGGAAGATGAGCAAGTGGGGAGATTCAGCGCAAGGTGTGTTCCCCCTCGCTGACATTGCACAGGGCCGGATCATGCCGCCCCCGCCTCTATTCGGCGGCTTCCTGTTAGACAGCACGTTAACAATGATTTCCGCTCCCCCATTCGTGGGGAAGTCCCTGTTACTAGGCGCGATGGCGGTGTCCCTCGACACTGGTCTCCCCCTCCTCCAGCGGTTCGCACCGGCTGAAGATAAGCGGGTGCTGATGATCGCGCAGGATGCCCCGACGTGGGACTACGCGGGCCAGTTGAATAAACTCATCCGTGGCTACAACCTAGATGTTGACACGCGGGCCATGCTAGACACGCGGCTCATCCTGAATCGCGGTATCCAACTCACAGACAAGGACTTCTTCAAGGAGCTAGAGAAACAGAAGGCCGAGACCGACTTCAATGTAGTCCTGCTGGATGCCTTCTGGACCCTGCACAGTTTGAATGAAAACGATCCGTCGCAAATGGGGATCATCATGTCGCGCCTAAAGCACATTCGAGAAGCGTTCGAGTGTGCTGTTGTTTTTGCCCACCATGAGCGGAAGCCGATGGGTGGCGACGCCCCAATGAGTGCTAACTATAAGGCGCGTGGGTCTAGTGTGATCCCCGCCTCGGTTGACTTCAATCTCGCGTTGTCTCGCAGCGGGCCTAGAGTTAAGGTACAGGTCGCCAAGGGGCGCGGTGCAGACGACGAGAGCCTCCTGTTCTACGACATAACGGACGTGTCCCACCCAGAGGGAGCGGCCATTGAGCTACGTGGCGTCAACCTAGGGAACACAAGGCAGGGGCAGGTGCTGGCATTCATTGCCGAGGAACGGGCACGAAAGGATATCGTACGGCACATGCAGGAACTCTATACAGAGCAACCACTTAGCAAGGTCGAGAAGGCGGTAGACAACGACCTCCGCCTCCTGCGCTCCGTTCGCAAAGCCGAACAGGTGGCGGGAAAGTTTGGGGTATGGCGGGCGCTCTCGTCAGAGCAGGCGTAGCGCTATAACTTATACTAATCGTGTTGTTGAGATTCGGGCGGAGGAGCGGTGGAAAGACTAGTACTATCTATCAGTGATCTAAAGCTATATCAAACCTGCCCCCAGCTATTCATGTACAAGTACGTAGACAAGCTTGGGCCGAAGGGGGACAAGAGCCCAGCCCTGCTTGTTGGCACAGCCGTGCACAAGTTCTTTGAGGGTGTGTTGTTAGAAAAAGACACGCCTTTTCCTAACTTTGGACCCGAGTATGATGAAGCCAGCGAAGAGGTTAGGGAAGAGGCGGTTAAAGCGTTTGCTGCACTGACTCCAGCCTTAATGGCGTGGCAGCCCAAGGAGAAATGGGAGATCGTAGATGTTGAAAAAGAACTCCGTACCACCATCAAACTTACTGATGGGAGCGAAGTCGAGTTGGTCGGAAAGCTGGACACGGTTATTCGAACGATGGGTAAACTCTGGCATCTGCAACATAAGACGATTCATGCATCAAAGCCCATTGATATCTTCGCCGAAACCATGCGCACCGACTGGCACGAGTCTGCGTATCAACGGCTCGCTACCGAACATTACACCGAGCCCTTCGGCGGCACGATCCTTAACTGTATCCGAAAGCTTTCTGCCAAACGAATCGCAGACGATCCATTTTCAGTGTTCGCCACATTCTATCTCCATAGAAACCCGTCGCTTCTTAGCGAGGAATGGGCTGACATTACGGCGCTGCTCGATAGAATGGTCTGGGATATCACAGCATACCAAACTGGAATACGGCCTTTAAAGAACCGTATGGCCTGTGGCGGCATGTTCGGTAACTCACTATGCAAGTACAAAGATGTATGCGACCTGAAGCGACCACTAGAGGAGATGGGCTTTGTCACAATCGAACAGCGGTATGAACCTAGTGCCGACGGCGCAGGAGATTAATGCGCTCTGGCCCTCAGTTACTGATGGAACCGGTGCGTTGGTTACTGCTAAGGTTGCGAAGCGCATGCTTACGAGGCGCTTCAATTTTCCTGCGGGCCTATCTACGTATATCGATACCATCGCGGACCCATGGACGGATATCTACATCCACACCAACCCAACCTACCAAGATGTGGAGAGAAAGGCCCGTGCATCCGATGTTACGACATGGCGTACAGTGCTTATAGACATTGACCCCGACGAGAACAACCCAAACGCAATGCCAGATTCCGCCCTTGCAGTTGTAACCCAACAACTGAATGAGCTGGGATACGAATGTTGTTATCTGGTTATTGACTCGGGGAGGGGCAGACAGGTGTGGTTATGTCTTGGCTCCATGGCTCCTCTCTTTACTACAGGGCACCTAGCACGTAGACAGGCTGAGGCAGCAGCAGCGAACTTTCTGAGACAGCTTGGCCCCGTAACTCAGTTTGGGTGTCGGATCGACCCCTGCACGTCGGACCTGTCTAGGTTGGCACGCCTACCGGGCGGGATCAATAGCAAGACTGGCGGAAGGGCCAAGCTTCTATTAGTGAATAAGACGCGCCTCCCCGCTATGATATTCTACGAGCAATGGAAGGTACCAGACACAGCCCCCGCCGAGCCAATGCCCATTCCGGGCGACGGCAACTGGTCGAAGAGGAAAGCGCTTGGATACATCAGCCTCAAAGCAGCTTACTACATCATGGATGGATGGACAAGCCCCGGACGAAGACAGGCAGTGTATGCCACTGCTGTATCGCTCGCCGAGGCTGGAGTTCCGGCAGAGACCGCATGGCAATGGGTTGTTGATGGTAATGAAAAGTCTAAACCAAGGCCGCTCTCCGACAAGGACCTCAGTCTTGCCTTCGAGAACGGATGGAGAAAATATGCCGGTACCGACAGAGATTAAGCCAAAGCACGCGCTGTTCGTGGTCTACACTGTGCTTGGTGCACATGCTGTGTGTGAGGAGAAGGACGAGGCCAAGGCAGTGCAGACAGAGCTAGAGCGGCAAGGACACAAGACGCGCAGGTTCAAGTACACGCTAGGAAAGGAGCCACGAGTTGGCGATCAAAGTCTATAAACCGGGGGAGAGACCGAAGTCCTTTCGCCGTGTAGCGCTCTACGGTGACCCGAAGATTGGTAAGAGCCGGTTGGCTACGTCTCTGCCATGGGGGGAGTATGGATGGGGAGAGAAGGCCGTTTACGTGGCGTGGGACCCGGGCACGGAGGATTGGGAGAACTCGCCCATCTTGGAGCAGGATCGTGAACATCTTATCTTCGCTCGCGGTGAGGCGGAGATTGGGAAAGACGGGCGGCTCATGCCCTTCGATCCCTTGGAAGCTGCAATCGAGCTGGCTTCGCGGGACTGGAAGAGTGTGGACCCAGAGATCGAGACTATCATCTGGGACACCATGACCTACACGGCGACTGACCTACTGGCCGCCATTGCCCCACAGGGGCTGTATGGCAACAACATCACGCTGGGTAAGCGAGGTACTAACTCCCACGTTGCTCAGCCGCAGCAGGGGGACTATGGGGCGGCTCAGAATTGCGTGAAGCACATTCTGGACTTCCTGTTCTCCCAGCCCCTTAACGTGATCGTCCTCTTCCACGCGAAGATGACTGATCCTGAAGATGCTGAGGTTGTCGGTGGCCCGGCGACAGCGGGCAAGGCCGGTATCCGTCCGATAGCGGGGCTATTTGACAACCTCTTTAGAATCGGTGCGAAGCGTGTGCGCATCGGAACAGGTACGCCACCCACGTACGAGACTCACCGTGTGGTATACACGGAGCCGAATGGGTACTGGCTCGCAGGGATGCGCAGCCCGCAGAAGAGCAACAACATCAAGGAGTTCCGTATCGACGATAAGGAGCCAGTGTCATTCTGGCATGCGCTTGAGAAAGCGAAGGGAGCTAAGTAATGGGTCGTTCACTAGTACTGAATAGGAAGCTGATGGATAACATCGACGAAGCGGGGAGTTTCAAGCTTAAGGTCCCCGCAGACGCCGCACAGAAGGGGCTTGGAGATGGCGCGTCCTTCTCTTGGTCCGAGCCGTTGCGCGTGGTCGATGCATCGTGCAAGCCAGATGAGAAGGAGCCAACGCGCGATCTGATCGTGATCCAGTTTAAGATCCCGGCAGAGCAACTCGACTCTGAGAATGCTGGCCGTAACTATCCTCAATGGTACCGTGTCAATGTGGATGCCATTGGGGACAAGAACCACGACGATCACCTGATGAGCACGATTGCCTGTGCCCGTCTGCGTAGTCTGGCGGTGGCTGCTGGGTTTGAGGTGGAAGAGGGAACCGACCTCTTCTCGTTCTTCACACCGCAGGGTCCCGGCGAGCAGGCTCCTATCGTTGGGGCCGAAATCACAGCCAAAGTACAGGACAAGCCCGGCAAGACGAAGGACGGAGAAGCGATCCGCCGTCAGGAACCTGTCGCGTTCTTCGCGGGCATCTAATGGGGAGCGAACGAGCAATGTCTAGTCTTCCTCCAGTGGTAGCGCCGACATTCGGTGTACCCGGGGAACCTATACTCTCGTTCGCATCAATGGCGACCGGCGCTTCTGGGGATATCAACCTAGAGCGCCGGTTCCTTGGTGCCCTACAGAGGGCGTATCTTCTCTGGTGCGAGCGGCATAAGAAGTATGGGCGTGGCAACATTAGCCGCCATGGCGCTCTCGGCTGTTTGATTCGTGGCGACGATAAGGCTGCGCGACTCCACGAATTCTACACAAAGAAGACGGGGGAGTTCACAGATGAATCTGTTGTAGACTCGTGGCTAGACGGTGCGAACTACGCGCTGATGGGTTATCTATGCCATATCGGCCAATGGGAGACCCCGTAATGTCACCAGTTGATCTAGATGATCCTGCCCTGATGGACGCCCTGCGTGAGACGCAGGTGCTTGGCCATCTCGGCATGCGCTCAACAGGGCGCGCACCAGTAGTACAGCCACCCAGCCCATGGACTGCAACAGAACTGACCGCACCCAGTGGGGCGCCGGGGCAGTTCATCTCCGGGGCGGATGGCCTCGCATTGGACGGTTCCCGCAAGGCAACCATTGCCGGGCGCGTATTCACTCTCACCGAGAAAGAGCTAACCCGTGTAATCAAGGTCATCGAGATCGCGTATAAGCGTGCGATGAAGGACGAGCTAGCCAAGATACGGAGGTCTGTGCTTGGACAACCCGCGCTTATGCACCCGCTGCCACAGCCCACAGACGGAGCGGATACCTCCCCCGAGCCATCTGACGTGCGACTTCTGCCGCGCACCCGCGCGAAGGAGATTACGTACACAGATGCGACGCCAGAAGGGGGTCTGCCTGAGCTGCGGGCGTTCTTCGGAGAGGAAGACGAAGTGCAGTTGGTGCCTAGCCCGGATGCGGGAGAGCCAGTTGCCGCATCTAGTCCACGACCTTCCCTACCACGTAGAGCAGCTCCAGCTCGCGGGGCTGGTGGAAAGCCGGTGCCAAGTGACGGGTCTCAGCCTTCATCAGTTGCGGAAGGTAGGCCAGCACTTACAGGTGGACAGATTACATAATGGCACGGGCTACGTCAAAGGCAACACGCAAATCATCGCGGACAGCCTCAACCGCGCGAAAGGGCAAGGCCCGGAAATCCCGCAAAGGGCGCTCCGTATCTTGCGCAGAAAGCTTGAGCGCTGTGCCAACGACTCCCTCTCCGCCACCCCAACGCAGTCGAGGCCAGTGGATAAATGAGTTCGGACGAGACGAGGACATTGACGCTGCTCTCCGAAGACTCACTGGCGAGTTGCTTAGCCGACAAGACTACTACGGAGAGCGAACAGACACAAGATACAAGTAATGGATGGGTGGTGGAATGGACGCAAGTCTACCCGCCCTACGACCCTAACTCCCGGTGCCCTCAATGCAACTGTGCCTTCGCTCACGTGGAGTACCAGAAGCAGATGGTGCCAGACGAAGACCGCAAGGTGATTACATTGACGGAGCGATTCGAGCGGAAGTGCGAGAAGTGTGGTTATGCGTGGTATGAGCGGCCAAAGGGGGCAGAATGAGTTGTCAGGTATGGGGTGATCCTAACGCACCCATCATGGTTATCGGCATGGCTCCCGGGCGTGAGGAGCTAGAGCAGGAGATGCCCTTCGTGGGTGGTTCCGGGTCCCTGCTCTGGGAGATTGCGCTAGATGCGGGGATCACCCGCGCAGACTGTTACATTGTCAATGTGATCGGCGAATGGCCACTAAAGAAGAACGGAGAACCCAGTGCAGAACAGATTACGCGTTTCCGCCCGGCATTTGAGAAAGCTGTTGCTGCATTTAGAGGGCGAATTGTCGTACCGCTCGGAAGTACAGCCCTCACCGCGTCTACTGGCCTTGCTGAAGGAATTGCATCGTGGCGCGGGTACCTTGTCAAACCGAGCGAGTGCCTACCGCTCGCGGTTACTGTACTTACGCAAACTACGTACAAGAGCGGAAACAAAGCCAAAGGGATTAAGCGCGGAGACCCTCGCACAGCAAAAGTACGCGTCATACGCGAATCAATACTGCCAAGCAATGTTGAACTCATCCTCCCAGCGCTACACCCTGCTGGGGTCATGCGGGCAGGACGTAAACCCCTACCTGCCTTCAACGCGGACTGGCAACGTATTGGACGCGCTCTTCGAGGTGCTCTTTGGCCGCCACTAGAGTACAAGGAAGGCAGAGGTAGTTATGTCCCAAGCATGGGCGGTCCATTTGTCGTCGATGTGGAAACGGCTCCATACCTACGCATCGGTATGGCAGGACGCGACAACACGGGAAGTCCTGTTGCGTGGACTGAGCTACTTACTGCTAACTGCCGCACCAATACTCTATCTGAGATGGGCGTACCCGGTCGTACTCTGGTGGCCCATAACGCTCAGTTTGACCTTGGTGTGCTGGATGAGCATGGTATGGGTTGGGACGGCCCTATCTTTGATACGATGCTGGCTGCGGCATTACTCCAACCGGACCTCTACAAAGGGCTCAACGAAGTCGCCTCCCTCTACTTAGACCTGCCCCGCTGGAAGCACAAGGCAGACGACGATGATGTTGAGTATAACCTGTTGGATGCGAAGTACGAGTTCGAGTTGTATGAGATACTGAGCGAACTCCTCCGCGAGCAGGGGATGGAGAAGTTATTCAACAACACCATGATGCCTGCCCTACGCGTACTCACCCGCATGACCAAGCGTGGTCTGCTTATCGACGACGCGGCTCGCGGGGAGTGGTTGGGGCGACTGACCAACAGGCAGGGGGAACTACTTCAGACATGGAGTACGTTCACTACGAAGTGTGAGCCCGGCTCGCCTCAGCAGCTAGTGAAGCTACTCTACGGGGACTGGGGCCTGCCGCTGAAGCGACAGCGGAAGTCGGGCACGGCGACGACAGAGCGTAGTGCTCTGTATGAGTTGCTGGCCGACCTAGAAGCAGACAGTCCCTACCGCCCTGCGCTTGAGTGCCTGATTGAGTACAAGAAGAACGACAAACTCTTGTCGTCTTACGCGAAGAAAGGACCCAGCGACGATGGCTGCGTACATCCATATTACCTACCCGTCTCAAAAGACTCGGACGATGAAGATACTGGTAAAGGAATGGCCGGGACCGGCAGAATTCAGGCACGTGATCCAAACATCCAACAACTCCCGCCCGACGCTCGTTATATCGTCATCCCCAGACCCGGCATGGTTCTTGTTTCATTCGATTTCAAACAGCTTGAGTTGCGAATTGCTGCTGCTCTTAGCGGGGACCGCGCTCTCAGCGATGACTTGGAACTGGGTATATTTGAGCGAGTTATGGAGCGGCTGGGCTGCGATAGAACAAGAGCTAAGAACATTGTGTACGGCACTCTATACGGTGGTGGACCGGGAGCGCTACAGCATGCTCTCCGCGCACGTGGAGTCAAGACCACGTTAAAGGAGTGCAAGTACATGCAGGCCCAGTTGGCCGCGAACTACCCTACCCTGTGGGCATGGCGTGCGCATGTAGCGAACACGGCCAAGGCGCAGCGCTTCTTGAGGAACCCATATGAAAGAGTCCGCTACTTCTACGACAAAGGCAAAGACCGCGCGGCGGCGCTCGACTACCTCCCGCAAAGCACGGCAGCCGATGTGGTCTGGTCTGACTTTTATTCGCTGGACGCCTGCCTTACTCGACATGGCGGAGCGATACTTGCCACTGTCCATGATGAAGCGCTTACGGAGGTACCGGAATCGCCCGAACTCCGCGATGGAGCAATTGTCGCATGCCTTGAGGTACTACAAAGAAAACGGGAAGAACTCGGAGTGAGCCTTCCCGTTGGTGTGAAGTGGTCGTCTAAGAACTGGAGGGATATGGAGCCATGGCAGAGCAACTAGAACTGTGGCCTAGCCTACCAAAGACCGATACTGGTCCGTCACCCGCCGCAACCAGCCCTTTAGGAACACGAGTTGTGTCGGATTCCCTTGACAAATCCCGGCGAAGGCTTGAATTCTTTGATCTAAAAAGTGGGCACACAGTAGCCTATCTGATCCTGTACTCTGTGCACTCTGTACCGTCAGCGGTCCAAGGATACCATCTGGACTGATATGTAGCGCTTCCTGTAGAATCTTGATCGCCCCCTTCGGCCCGTGGTGCACAGCAGCATCGAGCACTATGGGCTGAAGCATTTCTGGCAACTTGTTCAGCCCGGGGTCAGTGAAGTATTTCTTACGGAAGATATCTACAGCAGTCTCGGGGGGCATGGCCTTGAGTTCATCCACGGCCACGTCCCGCCCGAGCCAAGCGGCATAGGTAGCGAGGGTGATCCCATAGTTAGTGGGACCACCCTTGTCCGCTGGATTGTCTACGAAGCCGCCCTCACGGATGAGGATGGGTGCGAAGAGCGCATCCATTATAGGATCGGAACCACTGGTGGAGGAGTCAGGCCCTTACTGGTAAGACGGGCAAGTGCGTAGACGCACGCTGGCGCGCCCCATATGTTCCAGTCGGCCTGCGTGATCCAACCCTTGGACACGGCGAAGACGCCAATGGCTGCTGCTATACCAGCCCAGAGTTCTGATGCCTGCTCGATGGGCTTGTGGTCTGTGTAGTGCTTGACTAAGTTGGGGATGAACTGGGCCAGTGAACTAATGAGGTTGCTAAGAGGTGAGGTGGTTGCCATAATTACTCCTTATCGTCCGTAGATTTTTGGGTATGCTGGTGCTGCCTGTGCTGGCTTAACCTCCGCTTGCGGACGCGCAGGTTCCATGTTGTGCTTATCCATACGCAGTTCTAGGTTCTCCAAGCGCAGGTTAAACACCTCTGTGGTAACGTACTTGACCTCGAAGCTGCTGAAGCGCTTCTCCAGTTCGCCCAGTCTGTAGCTGGACACAGCAATTTGTCCGACAAGTACGGCTATGTATATCCAATCACGGATGCTTAGTTTCTCGTTCATTTAGTTCCTTGGGGCCAGAACCAATAGTTCGCTAGTGTCTGACCAACGACAGGCACGCGCTTCACTAAGTGCTTGGCAAGTTGCTCAGGGTTTCGGGGGACGGCTGTTAGGTCTGCTGCATACGCTGCAACCTCTGAAACGCCCGGACCCGCAAGGAAAGACAAGAACCGGTCTTTGCCCGATACCATAGCATCGAGCATGTCGTAATAGATACCGAGCCCACCAGCGAGCGCTATGTTCTCCACCATCTTCCGTGTTGGATCGCTTGGCTCTGGATGGCCCTTGATACCACGGACCAACTCCCCAATCACCGCACCAGTTGGGCCAAGCCCCGCACTATACCGCGCCAGAGGTGCCAGCGAGCCGCGCTGCCCACCAGTCCGCAAGTATTGGTTCATTGGGCCAAGCACATCCTTGTTGATAAAGCCTGCCTGCTGGAGCGAGAAGGAACGGAACTGGTAGAGCACATGGCCCATCGCAGAGTTCTTGAACTCTGGCTGATCGAGGATGCCGCTCGCGTGCTGCGTACTTACTGACACATTGTATGCTGCGTCCCGGTACATCTTCTCCGTGGGCTTGAACTCGTTGGCAACTAGCTCGGCGGGGTCGATACCCAGCCGCTTGATCGCGTCCCCGAGCCTGCCAATAGGCTTGCCGCTGGTGACTGCCATGCGCTCTGCAAGGCGGTCTAGCTCGAAGCGCCCAGCGAGCGCGGACACGACACGGTTGGCCTTGTCCATCGGCTCCAGCCCAATCACGTACTTCAAGAAGCCTGCCGTTGGGTCGTTGCCCATGGACACGCCCATTAGGTCCTGCAACACTTCGTTGATGTGCACGCCAGCCTTGGTAGCCATATAGTCGGCCGTCTTAGGTGCGCGTAGTGCTGCTCCGATAGCCTTCAATGTACTGCCGTAGCTGGTCATGGCGGCTGTGTTCAGCAACTGTGCGGGCTGTACAATGCCGCTGGTACTTAACATGGTCCACACATTGTAGGTGCTGATGGCCTTCACGAGTTTGGTGTAGCTCTGTGGCAGGGCATCGTTGAAGGCGGAGAAGATGCGCTGCGCCACCTTGGAGTCCCCACCATCGAGATTGATTCTCTCGTAGTAGGGCAGCACACCCTTGTAATCGCTTCCAAATAGCTTCGCGGCCTCAATGCGCTTCCGCACTGAGTACACGTAGCGGCTCGTGGCCAGCAATGGGTCCTTCTCGTACGGCAGATTGAAGTGACCACGAACGAAATTAAGAGGCCCCGTCCTAAACTCGGGGGGAGTAGAGAAGTGGGCACGAAGCATAGTTGATGTTTGTGCTCTGCTGTTTGTCTGCCCCATCTTCATCAACATGGCGTGCGCGGCCTCGAACTCCTGCGTGCCGGGAGTCATGTACTTACGCGCGTTCTTGAAGTCGATGTAGTGGGGTAAGTAAGTTCCAATGCGTGTGAACTCTCGCACTTCATCATTTTCCATAATCTGCTTGATGCCGAGTTGCTCTGCTGAGTCCGCATACCAGCTAAGCACGCCCTTTAGTTGTTCTGCCGCAGCCGCATGTGCATCACTCTTAGGCGTAGCTAACCCTTCCATGATCTCGCCAATGTGGATGCGATCAGCCTTACCGGCGCGCCCAGCCCATGGTTCTAGAATCTTTTGTATCTGGGCCATGTGCTCGCCCGCTCCTTCGCGCCAGTTTACGAATACCTTATCCAGCATGGCTGCCAGTTCTACTCCCGCTGGCCCCATACGCTGGAGTGTCTTACGGGCAGGTTCGATAGACCGGGACAGCACAGAGCCAGCCTCCTTCCATGTATCAGATAGGCGGACTGCCTGTGCTCCCTTTGCTAACGCCTTGCCCACCCCATGCAGGTCGCCCTTCAGTATCTTGTCGCCGAAGTCACCGAAGGCACTCTTGATCTGTTGGTCGGCCGCGAATACATCACGCGCGCCAATCACGGCCTTGCGCTCCACACCGCTTGCTGCCTCTGCTACAGTAGGTGTGATACCATTCATTGCCAACACGCCATCAGTTGGCTCTTGCGCGCGTAGTTCTTCCAGCAGTGCTTTTGGTGTTGGAGGTACCTTGTTCTTGAATGTGCGTGGTACCTTTGGGTTGAGGTCTATGCCAGCATTGACTTTGGCTACAAGCTGAGATGGACTCTCTCCGGCCGCATGTAGCGCGGACACGCCCTTTACTTCCTCAATACCAGCGGCCTGCCGAGCCCCGAATGTGACAGGCACCTTGCCCCGGGCGGCAGCCACACTCTTCATGGCAGACGCGATTCCACTATCTGGAATGTTTATGCTGCTTGGGTTCTCTGGCGTGTTGCCGAATAGGTTAAGCTGCTGTGGCTCTGGTGGTAAGGGTGTGCGGATATTTCTCAGGTCCTGCGGCATAGCTCCGGCCAGTGTCTGCCTCTCCTGTCCGGTCATACCAAAGTCGAATAGGTCACCCTGTGCGCCGAACTTGTGCTTGGCTAGGTTGGTTGCTGTCTCCTTCTCCATGGCCTCACCAGCCAGCCGCGTCGCCTCTCCAGCAGCGAACTTCTCGGCCCCCAGCTTCAGGCCGCCCAATCCAGCACCGAAGACACCGCCAAGGAGCGCGCCACTGACCGCCGCAGGCGCCACGTTCTCGTCATTGCCCCTGTAGTGCTCAGCCAGCCCCGAGCCAACGCCCATACCCACAGCATCAGCTACCGCGCCAATAAGCACAGACGCCCCACCCGTTGCTGGGATGAGGGCTGCCGCTCCAGATGACATGAGGGGGATAACCCACTGGCTCGCTTCTGCTAGCGCACGCTTTCTTAACGCTAGCTCGCGGGGGTTGGCCTTGGGATCGTTGACGCCATTAATGAGTGCGGCAGGGAGATGCGGAATGCTCCGCAGTCCCTCTACCACACTATTGATGAAGCCCTCATCGTCCTGTCCGTCTGGTTGCTGAACACGATCTGGAATTATATAGCTCATTACTTACCTGCTTGGAATGGCTGGTTCAGATACTTACCAAGTGGTCCCCATAGAAGTGCGTTGCCGGGTCCTGCACCAATGCCGTGCATAGCCAGAAGTGGGAGTAGGTTAGCTCCGGCAACTTGTCCCATTACAGAACCACGGGTAAGTGGACCGGGTGTGGGCGCTGTCTCTATTGCCTTGTTTACCCTTTCTGGCTTCTCGTTGGGATAGTGTACCTTTACAACGCGCTGTATCTGTTCCTTGCTGACACCAGCAGCGACCAGCATGTTTACATAGTCCTGCGAGGCCATGCCCTCAGACGGCTTCAGGATTTCAGGGGCAAAGTGCTCTAACATCTTCATCTTTGCCTGCGCCTCGGGATTGTTTGCTAGGTACTTCTTGAACCCTGCCTCAGTTGCCTTCTTACCAGCAGCGGTGGCATACTCCTGTCGTACCTCACTCATCACCTGCGTACGCGTGGTCATATACCCAATCACAGCATCGAGTAGTTGGTTGCCGGTACGGCTGGCCTGCACATGCGCAATCTCCAACTGCCCAGAAAGTTGCTTGGTCAGTTCATCCATGCGGTTCTTGTGTTCTTCTGACAGTTGCGTATTCAGACGATTAGTCTCGCCCTGCTCATGCAGTCCAGCAATCTTGTCCTGTGCCTTGAGTGCCTTGTCCTGTAGCTCGGCGGCGGCGGCATGGTTCCCCATGCTTTCTGCTGCCTGTGCCGCAGTTAGATAGCGGTCGCGCGCAGCTTCCAACATGCCCTTGTGCTGCTCAATGATCTTCTGCTGCTCGAACTGGCGTTGCTGGTTCTGGGCTTGCCGGAAGTCCATATCCTCTTGCTGCTGTGATCGTGCCGTGTTCTCAGCATACATGTCACGGCCGGAGATGGCAGAACCTAGGTTGCTGCCGAGGGTAGCCAGTGAGCGGGCAAGCATGGCTGGTGGGGCAGGTCCAGAACCTACGCCCATGACATGGCTGGCCAGCGCCGAGTAGCGCTCTCCCATGTCCGCAGAGGCGGTCATTAGATCGGCGTATGACTGCTGGCGCCGAGCAGCATCTTCTTGTACGAGTGGGCTATCGGTTACTGGCATAGAGGTCCCCAAAATAGATGATACATATTGTTGTGTCTCTTTGTACGGCGGGATGCCGCCATACTTAAGTACAGCGCCCGGGCCTGCATTATACGCAGCAAGGGCCTTACTATAGTCACCGTTGAAGCGGTCTAGGTTCTGGCGTAAGTAGAGCGCGCCGCCCTCGATATTCTCTCTGTCGTTATTGGGGTTCACCCCTAGCTCGCGGGCGGTATCGGGCATTAGTTGTGTATAGCCAATAGCCCCTTTGTTACTCAGTGCGCCACGCCGAAAGCCAGATTCCCTACCAACCATCCGCTCAAAGATATCTGGATCAATCCCGTGCTTCAGCGCGGAATCGCGGACGGCCTTACGCGCTGCTGCTCCAACGAGTGGTGAGTCGCTAAGAGGCATTAGAACCTAAAGCGGCCTGTAGGGTTGTACCGAACTGGAGGGCCGCCCATTGGGGTACCCATCAGTTGTGCGAAGTAGGACATTGGGTTGCCAGCATCCATCCCGCCACCCCCGCCCCATCCAGCACTCATACTGTTGCCAGTTACCTTCTTCTGCCCGCCCCACTTGGTCACGTCCTGCTTGCCAAGCCAGTCTAGGAAGGCACCTTCAGTGTCGCCACTAATGTCCCGGGGTCCCTTCAGGTATCCTGCGCCCTGTAGACGGCCACTGGCGATGTTACTGGCATTCTGAAGCGCACTCATCCACGCCTGAGACTGGAGGTTGCCAAGCTGGAGTCCGGCTGTGTTTGCCCCTAGGGCCATCTGGGCAGAGCCAATACCTGTGCCGGTCAGGCCACGGGCTGAGGCGTCATTGGCGAACTGGCCAGCCGTCCGGTTGGCGGACATGTTGATCCCCGCCCGAGCCGAAGAATAGGCGGGGGAGCCGAGGAAGCCACGGTAGTAGTCGGTCGCGTCACCTAGGATGCGCTGCGGCGAACTATAGGCAGCAACCATGTCAAGGAGTTGTTGGGTACTCCGGTCCTTCTTGAAGAAGCCGTGGAGGCCACCCAAGCCCATAAGTCCAAGTTGTGCTAGTAGTAGAGGTCCCATTGTGCTGCCTCACTGATGGCGGGGGCGACATGCCCCAACGCCAGAATTGTACCAGATGTTGCTAGAAAGTCAACCTTTTTATCCAAGGTACTCGATGCGTGCGCGTAGTGTGTATTGAGGACTGCCCGTGTATGTACCTGTAGTTGTGAAGGTTATGGCGTTTGAAGCTGCCGAATAGACTACCACAGTTCCAGCCGAGGCAGCATTGTTAGTGCCGAGATCGTGCGAGTTAAGGAACACAGGCGCTGCTGCCGATTCTATAAGTAGGGGTACATCTATCGTCTGTGCCGCACCATCATTAAAGGCCACGGTAATCTTAGTTGTGGCCACACCGGCAGTACCAGCAGTGGTGGTCTTGATGTAGAAACTGACACGGAACATGCCAGATGAGGCAGATGAGGAAGTGAGGAGGGTGGTGGCAGCGATGTTGCCGGTCTGGGCCGTTAGGTTTGAAGTACCTAGAGTATTGGCGGCAGCTGTAGTGTTGCCCACCAATACCGCCGAACTAGAGTAGTCATCCATCTTCCACAGGCGCGAGTTGGTGGTAGAGAATACCATCGCATTCTGTGAACCTAGAGCGCCAGAAATACCCATGCGTAGGCGTACTGAACCTTGGGAGAAGGCCGCACCGCTCGTGTTAGAAGAGCAGGCGA